TGATGTTGATGATAAAGCGCGTGATGATCAGGTCCGCCCCTTCCGGGTTGGCCAGATTCAGCGCGTCGCCTCCGGTCGTGGTCGTTGCAGCCGTCAGACTGCCGTACAAGCATCCCTTGCCTTGTGCCATTGCACTTTCCTCCTAACGTGTGTTCATCGCCCTGGGAACAAATACGCTCCTAGGTGATCATCTCGACGGCCACGCCTGAAAGATCCGCGCCCGTCACTGCGTTCATATTGCCCATCAGCACCCCGCGGTCATTCGCGTCCCACTTGGCCGCGCCATACCCGATGCAGTCCTTGAGGAAAATCCGCGCCGGTCGGTTCGCCGCCACAGCCGGGATGACAAAACCGCTCGCCATCTCGAAATTCTCCTTGTTGGAATTGGTAAACAGGCAATTGTCGAAAATGGTATACCTGTCGATGCCCGTGCCATCGGCCACCTCGAGCCACGCCGCGCCCGCGTGCCCGGCCAGCATCGACACGTGGCAATTCCTGAACACGTTGCGCAGTGCTGCGCCGTCGAACAGGATCCCCACCATCCCGGTAGCGGCTGCCACGGTATCCACGCCGATCGTGCAACCGACAAACAGGTTTTCCTCAGCCCCATCGAGCTTGAGCGAGGCCCCACCGTCGACCGCCTGCGTCGCGTGCCCGCCGCCGGCAAAGTGCACATTCTCGAAATAGTTGCGCCCGCCCGTCACCGACACATTGATCAGGCTCGTCGCATCATCCACACCCTGAAAGATGTAGAAATTCTTGAAAATGCACCCAGAGCCCGAAACGGTCAGCAGCGGGCTCGCCCCGGTCAGCGTCGAAAGCTGAAAAATGCGCGATCTCTGCGCGGCCATCGTCGGCGCGCACATCCCGACCAGGTGCGTGTAACTCTTGCTCCAGGTCAGTGCCGCCGATAGATTGTTCCCGCTCGATCCGGCCAGGTACAACACCACGTCGTGCTGGTTCGCCGTGCACAGCGCGTACGCTGCAGCGATGCTCGCCAGCGGCTTGCTCCACCGGTCGCCCGGGTTGCTGTCGCTACCGTTCGCCGGGTCCACCAGGTAGATAGTGCTATTTGGCCCTCGCGGAATACCCTGCAAAGCCAGGTATTCCGTGATTTCCTTGGGATAAAGACCCATCTTTGTCTCCTCTCAGGGCGGGTCACCCCGCCCCGTCTCTCACATCAGACCTATAGTGCGGGCACTGCAAAGCGTGCCCGCAGATCTATGCGGTCAAGTAAGCGAACGGATAGCGAGTTGCAGCCGTCTCGTTCACCCGGTTGATCGGGTTCGGCAGTGCAAAGCCCAGGCGCATCACCACCATCAGCGCGGCCATCCTCTGCTGCATCAGGTTGTACACAATGTTCCCGCCGGCGTCCTGAATCACGCCCTCGGTGTACACCGCAAACTCCATATCCTGGCGCATAGAGTACACGAGCTGCGACCAGTCACCGGCAATCAACCGGTACGTCGAGCTGCCCGCCCCGTTGGTTGGAAAATGACACGGCGCGCCGTCCAGAATATACCCGCCTTCCACCGCAGGATCACGGTTAAAGATCGGGATCCCGTCGGTCGTCCTGACGCTGCGCAGCTTGCCCTTCATCATCAAATGCGCGATACTCCCCGTCACGCCGAACCCGTCCTGCTCCACCAGCGAGAACACGCCATTGTCGCCCAGGATTGCCTCGTACAGGTCGATAAACGCCGCCTCCGACACACTGTGGCTCGCGCTGGACGCTGCCGACTGGATGGACGTTGGCCACGTGCTTGGCTTGTTCGTCCCATAGAGCTGTGCGTTGTCGATCGCCACACCCAAGGCCGTCACCAGCTCCGGGCGCACCTGGTCCCAGATCGGGACCCGCGCATCGTTCAACACATTCCGGGGGATCGGGATCAGCACCGCCAGGTCCTCGGCAGTGATCGTCACGTCCTCCCAGTTCACCTCGCTCGTCTGCACCTGCCCCGTGTCGCCGTTCACAAAGTACGCCGTGGCCAGCGCGCTGAGCACCGGCATCGTCTTCTCGTACGCGGTCATATCGCGCAGCCGGCGACCCAGCCGCATAATGTGCGAACTCTCCGAGATCGGCTGCAGCAGCTCATAGCTGTACTCGGTGGGAATGATCCCATCCACATCCGACCGTCCAATTACATTGTTGTACGGCATCTAGCTTGCCTCCTATGTTCTGACCCCGGCCTCCCGTCGGATGAAATCATCCATATTCGACTGAGACCCCGGCGTCTGTCCACCAGCGCCCGTCCCTGCGTGCCCTGGTGGGGTCCGGTTTGTCCGAAACAGCTCCGGGTACTGACCCCGGAGCGCTTCCCAATTCACGCGCCCACGTCGATCGATCGCCTCGCTCTCCTGCGCCGCCAGGTACGCCAGCCGCGGATTCGTGCACCCGATCTCCGGTCGCACCGCCTCCTCGACAAAGTCTGCCCGCCGGTTCGCCTCCTCGAGCTGCCTGCCCAGCGTCTCCAACTGCGTCCGAACCTGGCTGCCCTCCTCGAGCTGTGACGTTGCCTCTCGCATCTGTCGTGCCAGGTCCTGGCGCTGGTCGCGCTCGCTCTGCAGCGCGGTCCGCAGTCCGCCCACGTGATCCGTGTAAAGCGCCTGTTGCTCCTCCGGTAGACCAGCCAGCACATCCTCCCACCGTGGCGTCTCGCCCGGGTTCTGGGTGTTCTGATCCTGTCCGCCTTCGTTGTCATTCCCGTTCTCGTTTGGCATCTCGCCTCCCCTCGGCCTCTCGCCGAACTATTTATCACTCCGCCCATCTCGGGCCTGTTCCCGTAACTGGAGTTTCACCGCCGCCAGCAGCACCCCCTTGTCGTGCACGCTCCACATATGCGCGCCGGCAGCGTACAAAACCCGCACCACCTCTCGGATCACCTTGTCCCGCTCATTGTTCTCAGCCATCACATCCCCTAGAAATTCAACTCGCCGAACCCACCGGCGTCATCTGGTTCCCCCACCTTGGTCGCCCGGATCATCTCGGCCAATTCCATCTTGCCGTACGCATCCAGCGTCGGCATCGTCAGCGGGTCCAGAGCCGCGTTCTCACAGATCGCCGCCAGGTCAAAGTCCACCACATCCACCACACTGGCCCGCGCGCCCTGCGGCACCCGGTCGATCTTGGACACGCGCCCGCTTGGAGTCCTCGCCACCTGCTTGCTGCCCAGCTCCCCGAGCAGCCGCATCCGCTGTGCATAGTCGGCCTGGGCAATATCCGCCTGGCTGTACCCCGCTCGGGTCAGCAGCTCGCCCATTGCCGCTGCCAGGTCATCCTTGGCATTGACCCACAGCTCCCCCTCCATCTGTCTCGCCCGGCGAACGCTGAACGCGCCGCGGCGCACCAACACCTGCTCCTTGCCCACCACCATATAGCCCGACACCTGCGCACCGCGCTTGTCGGCCACGCGCAGACTGATCCCATCTCGAGTGTATCGCTTGTACAGCCGATACCCCTCAGCATCCAACAGATCCGCCACCTCTCGCCAGTTGTCGGTCGTCGCCTCGTTTGGCGATAGCCCCAAGTAGCTCCACAGCGCAGCGTTGATCTGCTGTTCTTCCTTGAGCCCCTGTTCCAGGCTGTCCAGATACCCCTTGAGCCCGCCGCCGGTGGGATCGCCATTGGCCACCATCTCGTCGACCATTGCCCGTACCTCGTCGATCTCCACCTGCAGATCCCGCTCCGCTCCAGGCACCGGCCTGGGATCCGATGGTCCCACCGGCGACACATTGATCGCCGGCGCGCTGTCGTCCCGATCGCCGCGCAGCAGACTCGCTAGCGATCGCGGATTCAACCCCGCGCCCCACACCGGGTCATCCGTCCGCTGCACCAGGTCCCGGAACTCGAATCGCCCATCCTGCCACGCCGCCAGCTTCTCCGCCCCCAGAATACTCCGCTGCACATCCACCGGCTGCTGCAGGAACCACTCCTCACCGCCCGTCCACGTCACCTCGGGCATCCCCTCCACCACCGGAACACCTCTGCACCGCCCCTGTGGGTGGTCCGGGATCACCTCTCGCACGCTGTACAGCGTCCCCTCGTCCGCCAGGCACGCCCCGCATACACTGTCGTCGTGCCCGCACAGCCTCTTGTGCCCCTTTACCACCCCGCTCTTCTCATACTGCGACCGGCTCATCTCTCGGTATGGGCGCATCCCTTCCGTGCGGGCGATCACCAACGCCTTGTTCAGCCCGCCCGCCAGGTCATCGCGCATCGCCCTGGCCACCTTGCGCGGGTTCCGCCCCAATGCTGTCCCCGTCACCAAAGACTGCGTCAAGCGCCCCCACACCCCGGCCAGCTCCGTCCCGTCCTTGTCCCGCACCATCCGCAGCCGGAGCAGGTCCCCCAGCGGCTTCCCATCGCCCGCGATCCCCACCACGTTCCGGATCGCCTCCACCGGTAGCCGGTCAAAGTACGCTCCTACACCACCGGGATAGCTCAACTGGATCGCCGATACGGCGTGCTCGATCCCCAGTACTGCGTTCTGCTCCTGGTACCGGTCCAGCGTCCCTGCCGACCACGCCGCGTACTGCGTGAACTCGCTCCGCACCTGCGATTGCAGCCGGCGCGCCCGCTCCAGCCGGTACATCGCCGCCGGCGTCACCGCCTTGCCCTCTTCACGTCTCTGGGCAAACTCGGCCGCCAACGCCACGATCTGCGCGTCCAGGCGCTCCTCCACCAGCACCCACTGGCTCGCCATCTCGCGCATTTGCGCATCCTCGCGTGCCAACAGCCCGCGCTTAAACTCTCGCATTGCCACGACCACTTCAGGATCTGGCACCCCTCACCTCTCAGGCGTGACTGCGTGCGTCCCGCTCGCTTTCAGGCGGGATAATCCTCATTATCCCTGCTGTTCCTCACCCGCCCCCGGACACCTGTAGCCCCGGTCCCCAAGCGCACGCAAGCCGAGCACGTTGAGCAACCACACCACCAGCCGCTCGTTGTTTGTGACCTCGGCGGGCAGTGCCAGGTACAAGCCAGTCTCCATCCGTGTCGTCCAGGTCGTCTGTGTGGTCCCGTCCCACGTGTCAGTGCTCAACTCGCCGTCCACAACCTCGCCACAGTTGAACATAGCGGGATCGGCGGAACACGCAGCCACGTCGGCATCCCGCAATAGGGCAGAGATCAGCCACCAGTCCGGCGTCTCGGGAATGTCGTGATCGTGCTGCGTTGCGCCGGTGGTCAGGACGTGCCAGGAGCCGCTATACCGCACCACGTCGTGAAAGTGCAGCTCACCGTCCCCCGTCAGCCGTGCATCAGGTCGCCCGATGCCCCCTGTCCAGAGGTGCGCGTGACTGGCTGTCGTGCCTAGCCGGTAGATCGGTCGGACATAACTCGCCTTGCGAGGCACAACCCCGCTCGGAAAGTGCGGCTTGCCAGAATCGTCCTGTGTAAAGAACCAAAAGTGGCGCATCCCGCCTCCTAGTATTTGCTCAGATCGTCGTAGCCACTGTCCTTGGCAAAGATCAGGATGTCGTCAAGCGTGGCGTTCCCCTCTGCGCTGTCAAAGT